GCCAACGCCATCAAAAAAGGTCTTTCCGCGTGGAGTTTTAACGATAGCTTTCAGCGGATCACTATCGCCGGAAAATGTTTCGTCAAAATTAGTCGAGCCAAAAAGCGGCGGGGCAATGTCACGGTTTTGCAGTATCACCGTTTTATTACTCTGCGCTAAATTGTGGGCTAACAACGACATTTACAAGCACCCGATTGAAAGCAGGTTGGTAGGCTGTTTATCTAGCTCAGCAAGACACCCGCCAGACAGCGCATTAGCTCGTTGGCCGTAGGGTGTACCCTTAATCCCATCACCCACTTTAAAACCGTATACAGCGCTGCCGCCCGAACACGCATCGGTCTCTGATATTAAAGCTAACATTTGCTCAGTAGCAGAGGCATAGTGTGCGCTCAGCCAAATTTCAACTTGTAGCAAGCAAGCATCGGTTAATTGAGCGCAATTGACAATACGATCAACCAAACAAGTTGCGGCATCGATTGAGGCCCTGATCTGAGGGTCTGTTAATGATGTTGAGGCGGGCAATATAACCCGCACTTCTGTCACTGTTGCTCTAGTCACTGAATCCAATCCTATAAAACATTAACGTTACAAGAATACTATTGTCGGTAGTCGAGGCATTGATCCAACGACCTGGAGGGACAATTAAATTTAAACCCGTAAGTATAAAGTTGTTGGCTCTAACTAGTTGCGGCCTGACTACTACTGACAATTCAGTCAGTGACGTGGCCGAATCTGATTCATAAATAACGATATCCGCCGGGCTGGTATTACTGACTGTATTGTTAGCACTGGCTATCACATCAGTGATAACTATTGCTTTTCCATGCTCGGGCACTGCAAGGTTAAAAGCGGTGCCCACCACGTCCAAGTTTTGCGCCGATGCATCGCTATATTCAATCGGTGCCGTTACCAGTTGACCGAAAGACGTAACTTTTGCTGGCAGATTAGTGTCACCGTCGATTATTACGCAAGGGGACGCCATTAAGTGGTAATCTCCTTTAAATACGCTTCTATCAAGAGCGTGAGCGGCATCGAAGTATTGCCAGGCGGGGGTGTTATGATCCCAGCGATAGAAACGCCTTTAGGAATAATTATAAAAACCTCATTAACAATCTGGTTCCCCGTGGTGAAAAATAAAGGTGATGATGGCCCCCCGCCTACTACCGTTGCGCCCTCTTGACCTAGTTCGGAAGTATTTTCAAGTGTTTTATTATTGCCAAAAATAACATTGATCGTGGGGACGGGAACACCTATTCCACCCACCAAGCTCAAACCGATGCCCGATTGCCTAAATGATTGATAGATTTGATTTGTTCCGCCCACTGCTTGGCCGGCAGATGTTACCGAAGACTTTAAGATAATGTCACGGTTTTCATCATTTTGATAAACGTAAATTGCAGAGGGATTGGCCGAGGTAAGCACTATTTCAGGCACTAGAATAAAATATGCGTCACCGCTCACCCCTGCATCAACCGCGTCGTCTCGCGCAACTGTCCGCGTTAATAATCGGTTAGTGTTATCAACCGACGCTGTATATCTATTATCACCGCCTTTTATAGTAGCCATGGTTACGCCTCCAGTCTCAGTAGTGATACACCAACGTCGATTTTAACGAACGTATTGCCCACGGGCGCGGTTACTGTCATTCCAAACGAAGTACCCGGCGGAATAACGATGGCATCGAGCGGAATAGTAATACTCGCGGGCGTCATAGGAATGAGTCTGTCAAGTTTCACATTCCCCGCTAGGGTATCGCCTGTTGATCCTGTTTTGGCCGTCACTTCTAGGGGTTTTTGAGATCCTAGATTCTGTGAGATAACAAGAGCATCAGTTCCGCCAGTAATTATCGTTCCCGATGTGGGGTTTGTATAAAAAGAAACAAACCATTCTCCTGCCCCGTCGCTTAGAGTTGACACTATTAATAGTTGAGTAAGCGCCCATCCTATTGTTTCGGGTTCGTTATTTTGAACGTAAATTACCGGCGTTTCCACATCGTCAGTTAGCGTGATAAATCCATCGGGGCTTATGTTGTATCTGTCGCCCTTGATCGATGCCGCTAAACTGTTTGAAACCACCTGGGAAAAAGTGGAAAGTTGCCCATCCTCATTAACCCGCGCCGCTTGACTTGTTATCCCGTCCACCACTACTGTTATTCCGCCGCTCATACGTCCGTCTCCTCAATGCCAGTCTCTTCTGTTTCTTCATAACGGGCATTTAATAATCTTAACTCGCACACGATAGAACCCAGCATAGCCAAAGAGCGAACTCTAAACGCCGCTGCCGACATGATGACCCCTTCATCTTCGGTAACTGTTTCTATCAGTGGCTTCCATGTCATAGTATTCGCCAGACCTGCAATTTTGCTTGTTGATTCGGGCTAAATGCCCACGCTCCTTGGTCTCCTGTGCCATTAGTCATCGGTAAATTATTCGGCTGTATCACCTGAAACATATCCGAATCTTTAGCTGGCTGTAATATCGCTGATGAAAGGTAAACATCGGACGAACCGATGTTATGGACTCCTAATTTAGCACCGACGGGTATTGACGTCGATGCGTAAAGGTCGGTCCATTCACCTGTCGCCAGCGTGACACTAAGCAGATTAGCTGGCATTATCTTTGGCTTTTGCTTCGGCTTCGGCTTCGAGATCAAGCATTGGATCATCTTTCAATGATCGAACGCGACGGCCTAGACCGGCGGCCTGCTTTTCAGTTAGCGTTAATTGAGTACCTTTCTCAATGTGCGATAACTTGCCTTTAACTGCTAGGTATAGCCGCTTGTGCTCTACTACATGGGTCGGTCTTTTAGGTGCTGCCATGGTTATCCCCTTATCCTAAATCCTGAGCGAAAAACGCGCATGTGTTGCCAGTAAAATCGGTACGGACTTCATACCCAATCGCTCCCCAAACAACAAACTCATAATTAGAATTATAAACAGGACGAGGCATGGCAACAGTGTTTATTCCCATTCCAACCATCGGGCGTAGAGAATTAGCGTCGAGCGGGAAGCCCATCAACTCATTGCCGGACAATTTCGAGCTAACTTTAATAGCAGCAACGCCCATCAAATCCGCCATTTCCTGCATGATGATTTTAGCGTCATATTGAGTGGAAAATTTGCGTTCAAAGTTGCTCGCGATTTCTCGGCTTACATAATAAGTTAATTCTTTTTCGCACTTATTTGTGATCCACATTACATCTCGGATTTGAATAAATGCCGCTTTTATCAAGTCGCCAGAATTTGCGTTGCTTGTAAAATCAAAATTGATTCCAGACGCACCGACATTAATAGAAGCAACACGGCTATCGGCTCGCATACCCTGCCAATCGAGGCCATCCAGCTTGATGAAATTTCCAGACGTATCCTTGTGGCCGTCTAAAAAATTATCAGCAAGTAAACGCCGCAAAGTTGCAACGCTCTCACGCTGATCATCGATTAGAGCGTCAAACCCTTCGGAAGTCATCGCGTTCCACTCACGCCAATTTCGACTGAAACCGGTATCGTGAATAGGGACGATAGACCCGTCGTACGTGTATTCTGTCTGGTCCATCTTAACGCCGACCTGCCCAGTCATAGACGTCTGGGCATTGCCAGCATCAGACACTTGGCGAAAACGATGAACCGTTTTACCGATATTAATGGACCGCGATAATGGCAGTAAATCATTCAAAAATGTGTCGCCGTCATCAGAGCGAAAACGCTCAACCGTCACGTTGTCGAACTCTTGATAAACGTCACGAGGAATTAAACCCTCGTTAACCGCTAATCCAGCATTTCGAGCCAGCATGTAATTGTGGTTGTTGGCAAGGCTTCGTGCGGAGCTAACCTCAGTCCACTGATCCCGACCCGCCCGACTATTACCGATTATTTCTTTTTGTAAAAGCATGGTATTTCCCCTTATGCCACTCTAATTCGAACAAGCGCGTCAGCGCCGGATACATTAATAATTTCGTCGCTATAGCAAAGAACTTGCTCACTAGTAGCCCCCACGGTTGCCGGAACAACGGCTATTTTAAGCAGACCCGCGCCGTTTAAGGATAGCGGAACACCTTGTGCGGTTATGTCATTGCCATCAGCAACAAGTACGTTCATAAATTCCCCAGAACGCGCTTTAATAGCAACTATGTTTTCGTTTTGCGTCCAAACCGTGTCAACAGATTTTGACCTCTGTTGATCTTTATCCGCAACAATTAATTCCTGTCCGAATGTTGTAGCGGGGTTAACGTTGGTTGCCAAACTTGTTCCGCTGCCTTCCAGCACCGTTCCCGGCAAGACTGAAGCAGTGATAATAATACCCTCGACATTCAAGGGCCTGCAATTAGACCCGTCCGCAGGACCAATATAAATTAGCCGCTTTCCTATGATAGACATTTTTTCAATCTCCTCTAAGCAACCCTTACGCGAACAAGCGCATCGGTGCCAGTTACATTTATGATTTCATCGCTATAACACATAGCCCAATCCAGTGTGGCCCCAACTGTCACGGGGATATCTGATATCTGAAGAATCCCCGCACCGTTAACTGACAAGGGTGTCCCATGCTCAGTTATGTCATTGCCGGCGGCAACAAGCACATTTAAAAACTCGCCAGATCGCGCCTTTATTCCGACAATAGTTTCGTTTTGCACCCAAACATCATCAACAGATTTTGCTCTTTGTTGATCTTTATCCGCGACAATTAATTCTCTGAAAAAAACGGTGGAATTTTTTTGGCTAACCCGAAGGCCGCCCGGAACGGCTTCCAAAATAGTTCCGGGTTTTGCGGTGGAGACAGTCAAAAGCCCCTCGACATTCAAGGGCTTGTTATTCGAGCCGTCCGCAGGGCCAACATAAATCGATCTCTTACCGATGGTAGACATTCTTTAACCTCCTTTAGGCAGGCATATCAGCGGGCGCGGCAAATTGATCATCCTGGCCGCCGGAATTAATAACGGGTGACAAGCCAAACGACGGCGAACAATTAGCCGCTAGCTCTTTCAGTTTATCGACGGGTAACAATTTGGCGCTATCAACATCCATTCCTGGATATTTGCCGCTATTAGCAACAATTTCAGCAAGGCTGGTAATTTCAGCAATTCCAGAGGCGGCTTGTGACGCCTGCAACGCTTCGACTTGAGCGCCTAAGGGCTTAATAGCTTCTGCCACGGCATTGGCTACAACTGTCGCCACGTCGTCTTCAGCGGGTAGTTTTTCTTCGTTAACGTTAATTTTAGCGTGAGCGTCCATCAACTCGACATCAGACAATCCCTCTGTCTTGATACCCGCAGCCTTGAGCGCATTTATAATAATTTCCTTCATTTTGTCACCTTTTTGGCGGTTGGTTTTTGGGGTAAATGTGACATTGCGCTCAACAGGTAACGGAATGCCAACTACGGTGGCGATGCCCTGTTCATCAACGACAAACGGAACATCAAATAGGTTTTCTCCTGACCAAAAAATAACGTGATCCGGAAATAATTCTTCTATAAAGCTGACGCTAAAAGCCGAACGCTCTAACGCATCGTTTACGGCCTGATGTAGGTCGCTAACGGATTGGTCTTGGTTAGCGTCCAGCTCAAATTGGCTAACTTCGAACTCGTCACCAGCTTGATTAACAGCCATTCCAACGCCTTGATGGGGTTGCGCTGCGCCCACACTATCCAAAAGAATAGCATCATGGTCGAACACCATGTCCCGTGCGATCCACGTATATTTTTGCCCCTCAGCATTGGTTTTAGGTTCGTCCAACTCTTCGACATCTAAAAACACCCCAGTGGATGTATGAATGGGCCGGGGGTTATCGTTAGTTTCAAGTTCATTAACTCTGTCTAGCAGACGTTTACCGCGTTCTGTTTTTAACGCCTCTTGCACATTAATAAATTTATCAATATGGACACGCCCGCCTTCACGCTTAACGTTTTTATTAAACGCCCCCGCGTGAAAATTATGGATAGCCCTGGCATCATTTGCAGGTAAAAACTTGCCGTCAATTTCAGGATGCTCGACCGGCGCCAAAGTCCCTTCCAAGGTTTCAAAACTAATCGCGATTTCATCCGCAGGGTATAGGCCGCCATTCATCACAATATCATCAGGCAAAGTTGCGGAACTCACAATAATGTGCTCTACTCCGTCAAGAGTTTCGCGCCGAATCGAATCAGAATTAACTTTAGTCCGGCATTGAATCAATATTCGCTTAGGCATTAGCTACCCTCTCCTCCTTAATTTCGTCTTGTAGTTCTGACTGCACCACGTTACCACGTCTGTCAAGTAGTATCGAGCGCGTCGTACATTTACAGTTAATTCTATTCGCCCCGCTATCCCACCACTGTGTTTGATCTACAACAGTGTAGGCGTTGCCGTGCCTGGCCGCATGGTGTCGTCGGGTTGTCGGTGTCAGCGCTGAAATATGGATCACCGCCGCTCTTAGCCCTGTCTCTTCCGCCATGATTCCAGTGGCATTTAGTTTTGCGTCGTTATAAGCCTTATTAACCTCAGTTTCCGCGATGCGCTTAGCGCTCGCTTTGGAAACGTCGAAACGTTCAGCAATGTCATTACCAATAGCCGTAGGGGTTAATCCTGACGATATGCCCGCATTGATCCGCTGTATAACCTGTGATGCCGTGTTATTACTAAGCGTTTTTATGCTCGTAAAGTTAGAAACATAAGCCTTATTTAATTCTGTTCTGTAAAATTCAGAAAATACAATTCTTTCAAACGGTACGGTTTGAGGTGGCAAGCCTCGGACTACTGCACCGGCAATAACTGCCCCGGCAACCAACTGATTAAAATCCCGCACTTCTTCAAGCGTGCCTTGCCGGTACGGTGGCTCTATATTATCTTGCCAATACCATCTAAACGGTTTTATATCGGTTTGAGTCTCGAGTAACTCTTCATTAAGAATGAACCGAATCGATCTATCTAGCTGCTCTTGATCCTGGGCACTTAATTCGTAATCATAAAAAACGGTTTGCTCTGCGTTCTGAATTTTAACTATACGCCTGCGCACGCGGGGGATGGCGCGAACCAATTCTTTAACCCTAGACTCTGCACGAGTTAACCTAGCAGTTAGCCGCCGCGTTCCTTTGTTACGGTTTCCTGCTTGCCCTGTAGGGTCGGCTCTAGTCTTATTTGGCATCTTCTTCCTCGGCATCGTCTAACTCTTCGTTGCCTGGGTTTTCTTCCGCTCCAGGCTCATGCCCAGCAGCTTCTCTAATATCGTCACCTGTAAACGGGATATCCCCACCCGATCTAAATTGTTTTTCATTAACGCTAGCCATCATGTCAGCATTAGATAATTTTTCTTCATCGGATCGAGCCAGTAAATCATCCCATTCAATCTCATATTCACTAGCCGGCAATATACCGAATTCAATTAACCAATCGAATACATTGCGAGTCATTTCCGTCATAAAATCCAAACGACGTGATTGAATTCCAGCCAAAAAGTGTTCGCCGTCTTCAGTGCTCGCAAGTCTGCCTGTCTGTTTTCCTATTAGAATAGTGGCGGGAATTTTAACGCTAGCGGCCACGTCATTCAGAGCAACGTCAAAAAACCCAGTAGGGTTCATAAGATTCGACGTTAATGTATTTGCCTCCATGCCAGGCGTCCACATAGCGCGGCGGTGACGGTTACGTGTGAACTCGTCATACTGTTCATTAAATTGCTCTAATTTGTCTTTATAAACCGAGGCGCTAGCCGGGTCGGTCAGATTAAAAACCGTGCTTTGTGCTGAATTCTTATAAAATCCTTCCCCACCCCCACCGATAATTTTTCTCAAATCCATCAGCGAATTATAGCCAGCTTCTAACGCGGGAATTCCGTAAATCCATCCGTTATCGCTATCTTCAGCCGCGAATACAATGCGGCTGGCGTGAATGTTAATCGTATCGTTAGCTTCTTCGTTCCGACTGCCGGTGATCGACTGACTATATTGCAACATAATAGGTTCGCCGAAAGTATCGCTTGTGGCGTCCGTGTCCGACTCGATCACGTCCAGTTGAGATTCATAAAGCGGCATCATTTCAACCAATACCGCCTCACCGCTTAGCTTTCCCTCTAATGGTTGGTCAGGTGTTTGCCCATCTCTAACGCGCATGAACATCCCAGCATAACGGCCCACGCGTTGGCGTGTATCGAGTCCTTTTAGCCGTGTCCACAAGTTGATTCTGGAATTCAGTTTTTCAACATCCTTGTTAAACTGATCATTCCCTGTCACTTCAGGCGGAGTGCTCCACCCTGTATTCACTGGCAGTTCAACCGCATTCTTAGCGATACCAAAACGGCGATACATATTCCAAAAGTTAAAAAAGTCTAGCTTACCTGGATATCCGTAATCTAAATAAACATTGTGGAGCGTGTCGCCAAAATCATACCCGCCAGATAAAACTTGTGCCATTCTCTGCCTGATATCACGACCAGAAGCGGTAGAGTTAACCATTAATTCCGAGGCCATCGTGTGGAGCTCATTAAGTTTTTCGTCGCTCACGTTGTCCGCCTATTTGTAGCTCTGATTTGTAAATCTTGATCGGTCAATACATTACCCCCGCCGTCTTTCGCAACGATGTTAACGCGATAATTAACGCCCTCAGTTAATCCCAGCGTTGCGGATGTGACGCCACGGTAAATACTGGTAACCGAATCGAATGGCATGGCTAGCGGCCACGTTTCGCCAGTTACCTCCACGTCATCAGGATCAAAAATAGTACCCGTGACAGTAGCGTCAATGATCAGATCAGTACTACCACATGCGGTTAAATCTGAAAGCTCCAAACATGATGGGTTATCTATAAAAAGCGCTGTCATAATATGTCAACCATGGCAGTATAAGCGGGGATTATATTCGATTGTCCCCCATAAGCTGGGAAAATGTCAATTTCAGCAGTAGCCGCGATTAATGCGGCGCCTGTTGATATCGCCGCCGCTGTACTGTCGCCAGCCTCAGCCACGCTTGCCGTGATGCTAACAATGTTATTCAGCGTGGCGCTTGTGGTGTCGCCCGCCTCGTTGACATTGGCAGTTATTTGAGATAGGCCGCCAACTGTGAGACTGGCCGCCGTGGTATCGCCAGCCTCGGCTACGTTAGCGCTAATGCTAACAATGTTATTTAGAGTAGCTGTTGTTGTATCGCCGGCCTCTGTTTGATTGGCGGTAATGCTAACGATGGTGGCCAGTGCCGCGGTTGTGGCGTCTCCTGCTTCGGCCACGTTAGCGTTAATACTAACAATGTTATTCAGTGCGGCGCTTGTGGTGTCCCCCGCTTCTGCTACGCTTGCGGAAACACTAACAGTAACCTCAAGTGTGGCGCTTGTGGTATCGCCAGCCTCGTCAACGTCTGCAGTGATTGCGCTACCGCTAGCCGCGTCTTCCTGCACTAATACAGTGGTAGGAATGCCTCGTCTCGTAGCTGATAACGTAAAAGCGCCGGGATCTTCGCTGGATACAGACGTTATCGCCCTAGTGCAAAATGCTAGGGAGCATTGAGAGCCAGAGACGCCAGACCTCGTAACACCAGTGTTAATATAACTCGAAGGAAATGTATTAACGTCTGAATTGTGAGTGTCAAACGGCAATACAGCAAACGATAAAATATCCGCCGCGCCGCCGGTTACATTAACGCTCGGTGGGTCATGAGTAACAGTGTTGCCACCGTTAGTGACTGTTCCTACATCGGGGGCCTGTGTAGCAAAACTTAGGTGTCCCGATATTCTGTACGCGCGAGCCGTGAATTCCCCGGAGACTGTAGCAGTTACCGTGATAGACGACGGCTCAGACGCTCCCGCCTGTTTATAGGCCGCTGCGCCGCTGGAAAAACCGTCGTCGTCGTTTAAATCGTATAACTCGGTATAGCCGTCTGACCACGAAACCGTACCGGTTCCCCCGTTATCCCTAGACAGGAAGATAACAACGCCCTCACCTTCAAGGGGAGAGCCGGTTAATATTGTAAATGATGTTGTCGCGTTGTCGTCATTGCTGGGAGTTTCCGCAACTACCGTAGGAGACGCCATTAACCCAGTTTGTCCACAGCGTCAACCAGATCAGCTCGAAGGCCCGTTAAATCCCCCGGTGTGTCATACGTTGAGCCGCCTGGTGTGATCTCCTCATAGATGACTTTATTCGAGCCGTTGCGCGGGAAAAGTGCGGAGGCGGTGGTTAGAACTACTGCTATTGCATCGCGCGAAGTTGCTTTTGTGCTCATTGTTAGACCCCATCATCATATGCAGCTGTATTAACCCAGTTGCCAGACATTGTCACCGCCTGGCCCGCTGTTATTGATGCGTTGTCGATTGTCACACCGTCGCCAGTGAATGACCCGGATTCCAAAAACACAGACCCCGAGGTATTAATCTGCCAATGCCCTGCGGTGCCGGTCGCGTCCGCGCTAGAATCTTCGGTGATTGCGCTCGATGTTAAAACGCCATTAGTCGGTGTTCCCCATCCACCGGCATTTCCGGTTAACTGGGCTAATAGCGTGCCTTGGCCACCTGTGCCAGCGTTAACCCCTGACCTAACTTGCACCTCAGCACTTGAGCCACGCTGGGTATTTATCGGAGTTATAATCGCATTTCTGAATGCGTCAGTTCTAAAGATAGCCATTATACCGCTCCCAGTTCCGCAAGTTTTGCATTCGCTTCGTTGATCGTTTTAACCAGCGGCTTGAGCACTTCAATATTGGGCAATGCGTACTCATCACGAACATCTAACAGCCAATTAAAGCAGACTTCGAGCTTATCCTTGTCGTACTCGTCGCCGTCTTCCCACTTAATCCCCGTATCGAATATTTCAAGCGGTTGCGCTTCGGTCTCGGGTTTAGCTGGATCATAGTCAAGATTGATTTTTGAGAAAATCTTGACTACCCAAGTACCGCCGCGCCGGTCGATCATGACCGTGGCAGTGGACAGCCTGTAATCCCAGACCTCTTTGATATTTTCAAAATTCATTTAATTGTTCCCCATTGCAAGGTTAAGCAGTTCGCCAAAAACATCCTTTTCCCTAGGCGCGTAAGCCATAATAAATGCGTCTGCGTCATTCGGTGAATCCACTTCGCGCTTGGCAAGATCCTCTTTTGACTCGACCTTGACTTTTCCAGTGTTGTCAAATTTACGCCGAGGCGTCGATAATTGGGTAATCATATCAGCTAAGCCCGCCATTTCCGAACTTATTGAAATTAACTGATCCTCCGGGAATTCCTCGCCCTTGATTACCGCGTTATAAGTATTCCTAAATCGATCCGCAACCAACCACCATGATTGTGATTTTAAGTTGCAAAAAAAGTCTTTATTTTTGATTCTTGCCTCAGTCGTATCGATATAATGCTGATCTGGATCTATGACTTTTGCGCCAGCAACAAACTTTTTATAATTGACCACTTTTCCATCGCTTCTAGAATCGTTCAACTCACTGAATTTAGGGCCTGCGCCTGCACCGACGCCGATGGAATCGTAATCGACGGACGCCCCAAGAGATAACGCCTTGTTGTAGGCTCTTGTGCAGCTTTGTAGCAACTCATCTTCTTTGCCCTTCCAGCTCTCTCCCCAGAAGGCAACTATTCCATGCGCGTAAACCAGAGCGTTCTTATCCTTGCCACCATCGGCAATATCAAACCCCACTCGTTTTTCCCCAGTGGGTTCTATGCCAAGTTTAATATGGGCATCAATAGAGGCCTCAATCCAAGACCGTTTTATTATTACCGTATCGTCATCAGTTCTAGGAACCCCTAAATAAACGTGCTCATACTCGTCATAGTCGGACTCTTTAAGCCGATTGATTTTACGCAGCATCGTATCTGATAAAAATTGATTTTCGTCATAGTTAATATGGCGAACTAAAACGCCTTTGCTCAAATCATGTTTAAACGATTCTATGAAATTACTCACTAGATCGGGGTTATATAAAATCCAGGCTTCGGCGCCCTCTTTTCTGAGCGTTGGTTCTATGAATTTCCATTGCTCTTTAGTCAGCCCGTCCCCCTCTTCAATCCATCCTATATCCGCACCCTCGAAACCTTTTATTTCGCTTATGTGCCTATGGATGCCGTAAAAATGGAACTCTGAACCCGTATATCTGTGGCGTATTACGTTATTTAAAATCTCGAATTGATCAATTAAACCGAATCTCTCAATCTGAACCACTAGAACAGCATAGACAGATTCTTTAATTTTGTTTTGGAATTGCCGCATGCAAAGGAATTTTATACGGTAATTAACCGCTAGATAAACAGCAAAGCCCGCAGCGTCCCAAGTCTTGGAGCTGCTTCGACCACCCTTAAGGATTTTTATATCAGCTTTGGTTTTCCAAAAATCTTTTAAGACAGGGTTAAGCGTCGGTTTTGTCGTCGTCATCCGATCCGCTGTAGAAATCGTTGAGATTTTTATGGTTCACCTCGCCTGAATGCTCCACCGCTATATTTTCTCGCTGCCCCAGATAAACTTTCCCCAACCAAATTAACATAGTCGGATTACCGTCGTGGGCCAACTCAACCTGCTTTCGTCTTAGCGATAATTTTCCATAGCTTTTACCGCGCTCGATGACATCATTAAATTCCGGATTAGACTTTCTTTCCCGCTCGACTGTTTTTCTACAAACTCCGAAAAATGACGCTATTTCGTCGTCAGTACAGTTCAGTCTACAGAGCTTTTCTACCTGCTCCAAGTCTGGAATAAACTCTTTTGGCCTATGCGCTGGTCTTTTATTCTCGGACATAACTAAACCATTTCATTGTAT